TGCAGATGCTCCAACAAGACAGCTAATGGCAGCTCTTTCCTCACGTGAGGACATTGATAGTACGTTGAGGCACTTACTTCTTCAAATCCTTGCGCAATAACTTGAGTTGTGACAGAATTTCTTTGAGAAGTTGCACCGTCTGATGCGATGGATGTTCAATCATGACCATCACATCTTCTTCATGAGTTTGTGAGCAAGTCGCATGACGTCAGCTTGAGTACGTCCCTTGCGAAGTTTGCCACTCTTGAGCCTCATGCGACGGTTCGCTTCGGTCAACGCTCGCTTAAGTTTGGGATTCCTCTTCGAACGACGTTTCTTTGGTGGCGATGCTGCTGCCAACGTCGCACCTTCTGATTCTCGTTCACTTGTGATCAGCCTTCTCAAGGCTTCGTACTCTTCCAACGTCATTGTTACATCTGCCATTTCATCTACTCCTGGTGAATCGTGCTGCCGTAATTCCTGCTACAACTAGTTCCGCTTTCTTCACATACGACGGTTTGAAGATTCGATTGATTGGATTGAGGGCTTCTTTCATTGCTGCAGCTATAAGTTTGTCATCTCCACGTCGTGAGCATCCTCCCTTCGAGCAATCTTGGTCGTGCGATCGGCAAGCGCAATCAAGCGCATCGTCGCATGGAGCAGTAAAATCAACACCAGGAGCATTCGCAGGCTGGGCTTTTCCTTGTGTCCAATTTGGGCCACACCATTGACCGTGTATCCGCACCACGTGCAGACCTCAGGATGACAATACTTCGGATTGAACAAGGGCTGCGTAAACCGATGCTTCTGCACGTGCTCGATAACCGTAAACTTTGACGGCTCCAGAACCAGCACCTGCATTGTTAGTGCCTCGTGTTTGCAAAAAGAAATCATTAGTGGCAATAATCCCGATGTAATCTAAAGTAGCGGGTGGAGTGTCCCCAGCGGCTTCCTGGAAGCCAACGCCGCCATCAACAAAGCCAGCGGCTTGAATGCGGAGGCTCTTACGAGCAAGGCAAGCAGTTTTTGCTAGTCCTGGTAGTGTCGCTTGAGAGGTTGTTGTGATTGACATGACTTGAGCGGTGTCGGTTGCTGCGATGGCATCAGGTGCTTCGACATCCATATCAATTCCTGTTACAACGAAAACTTCGTTGTCCAGGGGGTTGAGTTGGAGGTCAACACGAGCTTCGGTGAAGGTGTTGGGTGCGGATTCAATTACACTGGCTCCGACAATAATTAGGCTGCTTGATTGTTTTAGTCCCTTAGGCATGATGGGATGTCCCACTATCTAGTTCTTATACTTCTTCTAACCCCTGTCTTGAACATCTACACCGCTTGTAGGGTCGGGGATGGCTTGCCGTCCCCCGAATCTACAACATTCTCAAGATTTCTCTACATTCATTACGAATGATTGATAACCTCACGCCACTTCGGGACTATCATGGACGCAACAGAATATGCCCGAATTGCCGATCTTCTACGGCAAATAAGCCTGAAACTTGACCAAAACTGCAATCCATTGACTGCTCCAGGTCACATGGCATACAATACACTACAGTTACGCCTGGATAACGTCGTACGAGCGTTAGATCATGCCGCCTGGATGGACGCTAAGGGGTTGCTTTGATGTCCACTGTATGTCCATCGTGTATGACTCGTACAGGTATTGCTGATGAAATGTCTGCAGACATGAAACATTGGGTGTATTGGTGCTGTGTTTGTGGTGATGATTACCTGGTGGAGTTGAAAGAATGAGCCGATACTGCCAATGTGGAACTAAAATTTCATCATCAGCTAACATTGCACGTCCCAGGTGTGCAAGATGTTGCCGCCTGGAGCGAGAGGAGAGGTCAAAATGAGCCGCCGACGATCAGCAGACAAGCATATTCCCATCTCCATCGCCCTTCCTCGATCAGTTGTCTCACGTCTTGACCAGGTGTTAGCTTACAAAGATTCACGATCAGCATACATTGCACGTGCAATTACTGATCGCCTCAACCAATTGGAAGCTTCAAGCATTGCAGATGCTCCAACAAGACAGCTAATGGCAGCTCTTTCC